AAAATTTATAACGTGCTTTGCAGTCGCTTGCTTAAGTGAACTTTCTCCAGATTATAACCCGTATTCAAAATACAATCACGGATTTGCAATTGTAACTAAAGGAAAAAATGGTTACTTTAGCGTGAACAATTATCGAATACATGAAGGTCAAATTTTATAAACCTAAAAAAAAACAACTATGTTAATCGGAACAATCTTTTCAGTCACTTTATTAATTGCAATTGTATGGGTGCGAGGTATCGACAAAATGTCGAAGGAACACCCAGACTACAAAGGCGAAGATTTTATCTAATATGGACAAAAGAGAATACCAACCCGACGCACTTGTTGTTGTAATTGCAACATCTGTTTTTTGGCTGCTTGTTTATTTTGCTTTTTCGAATTTAAAACCGAAAATTGAAACGCAAGTTGAATTGAAAAAACAAGATAGCATTATAAATTATAACGAAGGTGAATATCAGATGTTACTTGAAGAAACGATTGAACTAAAAGAACAACTTTCTTATTATGAAAACGCTCAACATTCAACCAAAACAACCTATCGCACTCGTCGTGATACTATTCTTCGTGTCGATACTATTCGTAAAATTGATGTTATCTATTTAGTTAACGCTTGCGACAGCGTTATTGCGTCCGATTCGCTTGTCATTAACAACTTAACGGAACAATTGAACATCGAAGAAAGAAAGATAAACAACTTGCAAGAAGTGGTCGTTGCTTATGAACAGAAGGAGCAGTTGTTGACTGAAGAAATTAACACTTTAAACGTTGATAAAAAGCAATTGGACAAACAAAAAAGACGCAGAAACCGCGCCTTAGTTGTTACTTCGTCCGTCGCTATTTTGTCGACGTTTGTTCTTTCAATTTTACTTTAGATTCTTCGACGTAGAACTTCAAAGAGAACTCAATTGCTTCACTTAAGAAAGCGTTGCGACTATTCTCACCTCGTTTCTCGTCAATCTCGTTCCAAAGGTCTTTGTGCAAGTACACACAGATTCCTTTTTTAGTTTTGCTCTCTGGCATCTTCATTATTTTTAGTCATCATTGAACCAATCATCAGAGAACAATAGATTTTCTCTTTTGCATTCATATCTTTTCGTTGTGATAATTCAAGCAATACGTCGCCTAAAACCTTCCCTTGTTGGAAGTATACAGCTACTGAATTGATTATTTCGCGCTCACGCTCCTGTGTGATTTTTAACGCTTCGTATAGTGGTGTTGGTTTCATATTTTTTCTATTTCTTGTTTTATTTTAACAACGTAATTTATACTCTCTGGTTTATGTGAATGTAACCCATCTGTATGGTAGATTATCCAAGAATTAATAAATTCAACTTCATTTTCATTGCAGTAATCTATAAATTCTTTATGGTCTTGCATACCCATAGTACCTGTGTGAAATCTTAAATGTCTAATCATTTCGTAAATGTATGCTAAATAATTCTAACCAACGACGTATTGTCCATAACTTGGATTGAGTTCGAAGTACATTCTCATCATGATTGCGTCGGCAACGTCAGGTGAAATACCTTCACGGTTCTTGATTACGTCCTTCGGAGTGACTTGTAACTTTCCATCAACATCTGCGCGATGTCGCTTAATCATTTCTAACTCACGAACGATTTGTTCTTTGCGCGTACTGGATAGAATAGTCACCTTGTTTTCTTCGACGTACTGAGCCAATTTGTAGTAACATTCGCTTTTTAGATTTTGGTATTGTGGGTGTTTGGGTTTAGATCCATTGACGAACCCGCGACATTTTAAGAAGTCAACCACACCACCACCAACACCGTCTTCGTCGCATACTACGTCTTGAAGTAAAATTGAGTGCTGTTGACAGGTTAAGCGAATTTTGTTCACGACTTCATCCAACGCTGCTCTATTGAGTTCAATTATATCAATGATAGTTAGACCTTCCCAAACGCAAATGATCGTTCTATCCTTCCCGAAACGCGCTATATCGGCTGTGATATACTTCTTTCCTTCATTGATTACTTCGTTTCTAAACATTCGAAGTAAGTTCTCCGTTTGGAACAACTTGTCGCTGTCGTCGTCGAACTCCCAATTCCCTTCTAAAAGTCTTTTGCGGTCGTATTCAGGAAGGCGTCTAAGAGATTCGATGTAGGCAACAGGAAGGAAGGGGTTATCTTGCGGTAACGCTTGCACGAACGCGCGGTGTGAAGGTAGTTCATTGCGGTTGTTCTTCATGTAAAACTCGTTGTAAAGCCACCCCTTCGACGGATTGCAGGACAAGAAACCTTTCGGAATAAGATTGAACTCGTTCAACTTGTAACGGCATCTGGAGTGAACAATGCTGACTGCCTTTTCTGTTACTTCGGAACACTCGTCAATAAAATAATCTGTGATTTCTAATGAACCAAGTGAATTGAAGTTAACGTCTGAAGGGTATGCAAATAAATCTTTCAAAACTATTTCGCTTCCGTTAAAGAACTTTATTACGTTGGATTGTCCGTTGAACGTGTAGTGTTTATTCGCTATCAATCCAAACTCCTCAGCCGTTTCAAAGAACGTGTTTAAGGTCGTCTTTTTCAACGTATCTAATTTGCTACGTCCAATTAAAGAACGTGTCCCTGCGTACTTCAAACGACGTTGTATTTGCCACATACAACCGAACTTCGTCTTACCACCACCTGCCGCGCCACCGTAAAGTAATTGTTCAACGATGCTATCGGTGTTCAAGTAGTTTAACGCTTCAATCTGACGCGGCAGGTATGTTGGTTTATAAGGTTGCATTATTGCTTACTCAAATATAATTTGTACAACTCACGCATTCCTTCGAAGCGAATTGATTCCTTCAGCAACATTCTTTTCCTGTCGCTCATTCGCTCAACCATTGACTGAACGAGTTGTTGTTCAAAGTAAATGTTCTTCTTCGCGTTTGCTTTGCACAACCTGTATTCTTCTTCGGTAAAGGTGTCAACAGTTATCTGTTTGCTTTCTTCCAACCACCGCATAAGCGACACCGCACGAATCTCAATGACCGTGTACTTTCCTTGTTTGTAGTTGTGCAAGTCTTCTGCGAGCATCCTTCTCCAGCTATCGTCGTTTACCGCCATTTCTTTTTCTTTTAGTTGTTTTGATTCTTCTTCTTTTGATTCTGCAATCTCTCTCTGAATTTGCAGGTTTACTTTATCGCGATGTGGTTTGTAGTGCGTCAACACGTCACCTATAAACGAAACACTCAACGCTCCGAAGTGTTCGGTTTTCTTTGACAGTTCGTTCGCTGCATTCAATTCAAATGCAAGGTTGAAGTGTTCAAACGTAACCCAACGAAAGTGCTTGCCTATAAACTCGTGCAATATTTGCAACAGTTGAGCTTCGGGTAACGCGATGCCGTACATAGCGCAGACCTTTGAGCATAGTTTTACGAACGCAGGTAGTTCGTAATCGGCAACAAACGCGCTTTCACGTTCCGCACGATCAACCCTTTGTGTAGTTGTGAGCGTCGTTGTAGATGCGTTGCGCAGCATCGGAATCGAATTTTCCATTTTTGATTTTAGTGTTTTGGTTTGTTGTTACAAAGGTAGATAAATCCCACTTGCGCACGGCTGCCTTCCAGTCTTTCATCTGATTTCTTCCGACCTTCCACCCGTTCGCCTCGTAGTGTGCATGAAATTTTTCGGTAAATTTAAGCGCGTCGTCGTTATTTAGTCGCTCGCAAGCATATTCGTAGATTTCAACGACAGTAGGTTTCTTAAATGTCGCCTTCTTTTCTTTTGTTGGTGCTGGTAGGTTAGCAGTTGGAACGGATAAGCGAATAAGAATATCATTTATCTTTTGTTCCTGTTCTTGCATTGCAGCTTCAAGCTGAATGATACGTTGTTTGAGTTGTAGTATTAGCATTATTTACCTCCGTAAGTTTCGTTGTAGTAGTCTTCGGGTTTGTAATTATTAATTGAAAGTGGTGCAATCATCTCTCCTTTCATACCATTCAACCAACCATCAACAATCTGCTCCTTCTCCATTTGCTTGGCTTGGTCAAATGCTGTATCAATTTTATTCCATTCTTCCTTACTGAATCCATCTAATTGTTTTGGGAATAAATGTTGGTATAACCATTCAACCGCAGTTTGTTTACTCATTGTTACCTCCGTAAGTTTCATCCAAATCAATAATCCAACCTATCGCTTTCATCCAAAATCTAAATGTCGGAACTCCGATAATTAAAACTGCTAAAAGCCAACCAAAAAATATCCAACCATCTGTTGTTTGGCTTAAATTTGTTTCAATACCCCAAATTCCAATTCGTACAATTGCCATTGAAACAATTATGGCTATCAAGTATTTCAATAAGTTTTTCATAGTTGTTTAGTTTTAATAAGTTCTAAGAATTGTTCTCTCTCATAGTCATTTAAAAATGCATCGTAAATGCTTTTTACAAAATCTACATCTGATTTTCCATTGAAACGACTACAATCATTGGCTGCTGTTATAAAATTCTCAATAGTTTTATCGGGTACTATCCATCCACTAACAGTGCATACTGTTAAATCTTCCGTAAATGTCATATTACTTGACTCAATTCTAAGTTCAACATATGACTCTGACCTTGTTCTTACTGAAATGTCCATAGTTATTTAGTTTTAGATTATGTAAATTGTTTCTATTTGGAATTTACCATCTTGTCTGCTGATGAAATCTTCAGCATCTTCAAGTGTTTCAAATATGTAAGCCGAGTGGGATGAAGCCCAACCAAAATCCCAACCTTGATAATAAGTTCCCACTTCAAAGTTTTTTACCACAAATCTCTTTTCCATAGTTATTTAGTTTTTAATTTAGTCCCATCCTTCGCCTTTGTAATCGTCTGCATCTTCTTCTTTCTGACAGTCATAACAAAGTCCTATTTCATCTTCAAATAGTTCCTGAATGTCACTATCATCCCAGTCACGATATCTTCTATTAGTTGATTTAATCTCTGCAATTCGTTCTTCAATTTGGTCTGAATCGCAATAGCGGCAGTAGTCACTCATTTCTTTAGTTGTTTTTTAAGTTTCATTTCTTTTTGATGTTCCAGATGCTCGACAAACTTAGTAAAAAACTTCATTGGTTTAGCATAACCCATATCGTTTAATAAATAACAGATTCTTTTCACGTTAGATGCGTAGTTTTTATCACACTCAATCTGCCAGCTTACCTGCTTCACTCCATGCATTACCGTTGCGTGATCCTTACCGTAGTGCTTACCTATCGATTCATAGCTTTGAAGGTAGCAAGGGCGGATAATGAAGAATATAATTTGTCTTGCAGTTACAATATCACGTCGTCTTGTTGGTGTGTATAACGATTGCGAAGGTATTCCCAACACGCTACACGTTATATCTTCAAGTGCTGACCAAAATATCTCACGCTCATTCTCCAGTTCTTGTTGTTGTTTGATTTGTTCCGTTGTCAATCGTTCGTAGCGTGGCGTCAGCATCAACCACAATGTTTCGAAGTGTTCCATGTGACGGAAGGGAATCATATCAATTAACTCTTGTCTTATCTGTTCGTTAGTCATTCTCTTCGTTTATTAATTTGGTTGGTGTAAAGGTGCTGAATACTTCTTCGCGTGAAAGACCAGTGTGAAGGCAAATGTTGTTAAAGTCTTTGATTCTCATTCGCTCTGGGTGCATAACATAAAGTCGTGCCGTTGGATCGCTTATGCGTAACGCTGTCTTGAAGTTCGTTAGCGTCTTGAAGTTAATCTTGACAAGGCGACCGAATGGCGTTTTGTAAATTGCTTTATTCATAAGTTAAAAAGAGATTTCACCACGCGTTGAATGAAGTTCAATTGTCTTTTCTTCGCTTTCATTGTTGGCGCGTTGGTGGTTGTTTGTTTTGATTTAGGTTGACAAAAGAGGTTCGTTTGCTTTGGTAGTTTTGTCTTACCTAACTTCTTTAATTCGTTGTACTGGTCTTTCTTTTCAGTAAACAACAAGTAACGGTCGGTGTGAATGCGCTCAACTGCTTTATAAGTTCCGTTTTCTTTCCAATAGAAACCTGCTTCAAATAATGGACGGCAATATCCACGACTGCTATTCATTTTGTAAATGGCTTCAGACGGCGTGTGTCCTTCGTTAACTAACTTGCAAAATTCACGTACTCTTTCGATGTTAAATTGTTTTCTTGTTTTCATTGTGTTGTGTTTTGATTGTATGGTTTATTATTCATTAAGTTATTGTGGCTTTATAAGGGACGGGAATTCAATCTTTCGCCCCTTATAAGACACATTAAATTTAGAACGGCATATCGTCCGTGTCGTTTGTTGAAGTTGTCAGACCGCTTTCTTCCAACATTTCTTTTGCTTTGTTCATTTGATCCGCAGCTTTGTCTAATCGTTGGCTAAATTCAGCCGAAGAACTCACTTTGTTTTGCAGCCATTCAGGTAGCATCTTAAAACGAAGGTCGAAGTCTTGCGAATCGTAGTCTAAAAGAAACGCGCTGTTCACCTGTGGTGGGCAAGTCATTCCCTTAGCAAGCGGCGAAGCTCCTTTTAAGTCTGCGTAAGTTCTTCCTGTGTTCGCTGTGCGATGCATTACGGACACCATTGCTTCTTTGCCTAACAAAGTACCAATGTCGAATTTAGATGCTTCAGAATCGCTCATTGCTTTTCCTAACCACGATTGAACAAATGCACGTAATCCACTCTTTTCGTGCATCGACAATGTGAAGTCACGACCAATTGAGAACGGTTGTTCGCCTTTGCCGAAGTCGGCAGTTTCTAAAGGTAGTTCGAATACTAAGCGAACTTTGTTTACTAACTTTTCTTCACCCTGATAGGTGTCGACAATCGTTCCTATGTGAATGATTTGGTAGCAGCGCGCTACATGTGTGCCTGCGGGTACTGTTTGACCGCCGCCGTTGTTTGTTTGTTGGGCAATGATGCTCATGTTGTTGTTGTTTATTTGATGATTAAATGAATTTAGATATTGTTCGAACTTTATAGCGAGTTCGTGGTCGCTTTCGATGTGCCTCAACTGGCTGTCGTGGATGTCGCTTTGCTCGTTGATTCGTTTGAAGTACCCCATTTAGATATGATCGTCAAAGATGTTCACGTCAAAGCTAAACGAGATGCCGTCTTTTTCTAACGTCACGAAGTCAAGGTCGAACTCAGGTTCATCGTTGCGAAAGAACCGACCGCGCAAATTGATGTTGTACATATTGTCAAGGTCGTCGATGAACACGAGGTGTTGTTCTTGGTCTACTTCAAACCAACCTGTTTGGTCGTCGTTGTAGTTGTTGGCGATGGCTTTGATGCGTTCGTTCAACGTGCGTATATCGTCGTCGCTGAAGCAATAAGTGATTTTAGGACAGTACATAGTTATTTGATTTTAGTTGTTGCAAATGTATTCAATTAAGTTGTCGTTCCAACGCGCTTCCGAAAGTTTATGACATTTTTCGATGTTGGCTGCGACTTCGTTGTGAGTTAGGTTGTACGCGTTCGCTGAGGAATAAACACAAACAAAACTAGATTTCTTCGTTTGGCTCTGGTAGTTCTTTGAAAGGCGTTGTATCAAGATTGTACAATACTCGTTCAAGTTTGTCAATTCGGAACGCACAATACGAATCCCAATCCAATGTTCCATTTCTCTTATCACCCCAATAATTTTGGGTGATGATAATAGCTTCACGAATTTCTTGAAACTCTTGTTCGAATAATAGCGGAGTAACATAAAGATTTTTTTCATTGTTCATTTTGTTTTTGGGTTTTATATTTCTTTTGATAACATTACTTCTTCGCGTGGTATGGCTGTCTTGATGCGGTCGTAAGCGCGCACTGCTTCGTCGTAATCGTTGTACGACATGTGAAATTCTCCGTTGACTACGATCTTATAGTACATATCGGTTAGCGTTGTTTTTTGAATTAGTTCTACTTTCATTTTGTGTAGTGATTTGGTTGTTGTTCTAATTGTCTTGTTTGTTCGTCAATCGTTCCTGCGATTAACATTGCTCCGAAAAGAAGCGCGATAAAGAGTAGTGTTTTTTTCATTTGTTTTTGTGTATCTTTGGTTTGTTGAGTACGAAAGTATGCTAACTTTTCCGAAAGTCAATACATAAAATGAAAATAAATTGAAAATAATTTATAACTGATTGAAAATGAACGTGAAAACTTTTAAGAAAACTTATAAAAAAAGTAGTTCGAAGCGTAAAATTGCACCCGAAAGCGAATCAAACCAACAAGAAATCGTAATAAAGTACCTACGTTTAGCATATCCTGACGCTCTTTATTGTGCTTCAGCAGGTGGAATGAGGACAAGTTACTTGCAAGCGATCAAGATGAAGCGCACAGGATACGTCAAAGGCTTTCCCGACCTATTCATTTACGAACCACGCGGAGCTTTCTTTGGTCTTGCTATTGAAATGAAGAAAGAAAAGGGGGGTATTGCATCACCTGAGCAAAAGCGGTGGCAAGAACAATTACGAAACAGAGGCTACGCTTCGTATATTTGTAAAGGTAGCGAGGAAGCAATCAAAGTAATCGACGAATACTTCAATGAGTGACACTTGACAAATATATAGAAGGACATTACAAGAAGTTCAAAGAACTTGCGAAGAACATTTCGCGAGGCGAGGACTACTACGAAGATTTGCTTCACGACTCTTTATTATCCATGTTCGGTTCGAAACACATTGAGAATCTAATCGACACAGGCGACTTTGAGTTCTATCTAATTCGCGTTATGTATTTATCGGTTAACTCACCAACGTCACCATTCTACAAGCAAACAATCGCCTGGAATAGAAACAGACGTGACTTCAAAGAATATGCGCACGAAGTGGACAAGACGTGGTTAGGCGCACGAATGACCAACGAGCAACTGGACATTCTCATTAGTCGATTGAGCGAGTTTGAACGGCTAATCTTTCAAGAATATATCTTCGAAGGTTTCACCTACCGAGAACTATCCAAACAAACGGGTATACCAATGCCGTTCCTTTACCGCACAATAGATAATATCAAACAAAAAATAAGAGCCAATGTTATTCGCAAAAAGTAACGAGTACAAAAGACGACTTGAAATTTGTCGCACCTGTAAATTCTTCGAACCTTCAACGCAGTCCTGCGGATCATTGATCGTTGGCGACGAAGTAGAAACCGAAGTCCTATTCCGAAAGAAGTCAATCAAACTTTGTGGGTGTGTGATGCCTATCAAAGCAAAGCTCGCCTTCGCATCTTGTCCTGCGTCTAAATGGAACGGTGTTCTTTCTCTTGAAGAACAAATAGAGTTCAAACGATTCTTGCTTGATATGAAAGCGCAAGGACGTTTAGAACAGAAAGATATGCTTAAGTTCTATTCGTTCAAGGACAAAGCCACAGGAGCGTTCAATGAGCGTTCTACTTGTCCACCTTGCGTGAAGAAAGACATCAATACGTTTCTTGAATCAATGAAGGATGTCGATGTTGATTTGAACAATTAGAAACTTAAAACTTTGAAGGCAACCTTTGAAGCAACGAACGTATATTTGTATAGCCAAGTAATAAGTTATTACCCCCTTTTGTTTTTGCTTGGCGGCTATAAACAATTGGGGGTATATTTTTTTAAGTAAATGAAACAAACTGGATAAGAACACAAACTACCTTCGTAAGTCACAGCGAAGTAACCAATGACTATACTTGCAATACATCAATGCTTGGATCGTGCAACTGCCCTTTTAAGGGCGAGAGTAATCTTTTTCGGGGGAGCTTTTTCTTTTGTTCTTTCTTTAAAGTGCTTACACGTTTTCTTTGTTCTTTTCTTTTCTTTGCATATTTAGTGACATACTAATAAATTTAATGACATAAAATGACACTTACTGAAACAAAACTTGTAATAGTTCCAGAACATCAAATAAAATGGTTTGATAAAAACTATGGATTCATTAATGACGATGACTTTCAAACTGACGGTGCTTCTTGGTCTATGTTGGTAAGCAACATTAAAGGTCGCAATGATAGATTTTTAAATTACAATGGCAATTCAAATAGTTTGATAGAAGGATTTTGGTTAGGATATCACGCAGGTAATCAATCAACTATTAATACTCAATACTTTTTGGACTGTTGCTTAATGGCTGAAGCAGATGCTATTGAATTGGAATTTTATGAAATTGCTTCTAACATTAATACTCTTCATAAAGAAATTTCAAATTATATTGCAGAAGCAGAATACAAATTGTATTCAATATTTCATCCAGAAAATCAAAAAGAATTAAAAAAAATATTCGATTCAATCACATTGAACTTAAACAAATGATAATCATTCCAGCTCAACTCGAAGCAGTAGGTACGCGAAAGGACAAGACTTTAAAGCTAACCTTTGGAACGAATGAACTTTCACCTTCACAAGCGTCCGAACTATTTACAATCGCAAATCAATTCGGTTATCTTGCTTTCAAAGACGAAGACTTTAAGCGCGAAGAACTAGACGCAGTAGAAAGTTTAAAGAGTGAGTTAGAAGATACGTTAAAGAAACCTTCACAACGTTTACGCAATGTTCTATTTAGAATGTACGAACAAGACAACGACGGCTTCAAGACCTTCTCGAAATACTACGACAGCAGAATGGAACAACTTATTAACCACTACAAAAGTAAATTGGGGTAGTTCTTATATTTACATTTTAGCACAATAAATTATTGTCACATATGGAAAGGGACGAACACGGACGATTGAAGAAAGGACACGGCGGTTTAAAGCCTAAGGGCGCATTAAGCAAGAAGACTGAAATGTGGAATCAGTTAGGTGACTATGTCGTGACGCAAGGAGCAGAACGTGCAATGGCTGTTCTTCATTCAATGGACGATGAAGACTACTTGCACCACTACCTTGCAATGCTCGAATACTTCAAACCTAAACAGGCGAGAACTGTTCACGCGGGCGATAGCGAAGCACCAGTACAGATAATCATTAACGACAAGCTGTGACCAAAGCAACATTAACATTTGACCTAAACGATTTAGACGATCGTATTGAGTTTGATCGCATGATAAAGGCACTTGATATGGCGATGATGTTGTGGGAACTTCACATGAACGGCTACCGTAAGTTCACTAAGTACAACGACAGGCAAGAAGGCGCGTATCAAGAAGGCATCGAAGAAGTATTTGAATACATTCGTAAACTAATGCGAGAACACAACATCGACGTTGAACAATTGATTGTATAACACGCCAAAACACATAAAAAAAACAAGTAATGGCGGATTATACGCAAAAGAATATAATGGAAAATAATCTACAAAAAGAACGTTTTAGTGGAAAATAAACAACAAAAATATGCCAATACCTACACCAACATCAACAGAGCCGAAAGATGAGTTTCTTGTTCGTTGCATGAGCGATGAAAAGATGGTTTCTGAATATACAGACGCAAATCAACGTTACGCTGTTTGCATCGCAACATATAAAGAGAACAAATGAACTACCTTGACAAAATAAGACGCAACCTAAATGCTCAGGAGCGCATCTCGTTTGACTTCGACGGAACGCTTTCCACACCACAAGGTAAGTCACTCGCTAAACGATTCATATCAAAGGGATATATGGTTTACATCGTTACCGCTCGCAGTCCAAGATTAAGCAAAGCAGTCTACGAAGTAGCTGACGAGTTAGGAATATCACACAATCGTGTTAAGATGACAGGAAGCAACAGCGCAAAGATTGACTTCATCGTAAGCAATCGCATTAGAAAGCACTACGATAACAACCCTGACGTTGTACAAGAATTGAAAGACAAAGGAATTGAAGCAACACTTGTAAACTACGAAAAATGAGCGATAATAAATTAAACTTCTTGCGGTCACAGATAGCGATGTTTCACCCCGAATGGACGAAGGAACAAGTACACATGGAAGCGATACGCGTACACGAAGAAGCGAACACTATTGACGACGACGACGAAGGTTGTCTTTACTGCGGATCATAGTACCTACTGCGCTACCCATAAGAACAGCGTCCCAGAGTAGGGCATTTATTGTACCTTCACTTCGAAAGAAGCGCCACGAAGAGTGCCTTGCATGCGGGCTAGACGTAACTGCAAGTAGCTGTGTTAGGTAGTCACACGCAACCGCTAACACATAACACCGAGCTAAAGTCGGGTGTATTATTTGAAACAAACGAAAGAAAAAATATGAGCATAAAAGTAAGTATACCTGCTGACTATGAAAGTCTAAAAATCAAGCAATACGTTGACTATCACGCAGCGAAAAGCGACATTGAACGCATTAGCGCAATAAGCAACCTAACGAAAGAACAAGCGGAACAGATTCCCTTTCAACACTTGCCGACGTTAATTGAAGCGTTTGAAGTAACGCTATTAACCGAAAGCGCGAAGTTCTTCGAAGTGATAACAATCAAGGACAAAGACTTTGGTTTTATTCCTGACCTTTATTCTATCTCAATGGGTGAATATGCCGATATTTCAACATGGGCTTCCGACATCAACGCCAACATGATTAAGATAATGGGAACGCTTTACCGCCCCATTGAAAAGCGAATAGGTACAAAGTACACAATCGTACCACATAGTAAGGCAAATCGTGAACTTGTTGAAGGCTACGTTGAGCAAATGACACTCGAACAATTCAACGGTGCGATGCTTTTTTTTTCGACTTTGCTCGACGAACTAAACAACATTTCGCTAGACTTTTTGGAGAACGAAGTACAGAAGTTGACGAAGGAGATGCAGCAATTGAAGACCGAGAAGGACTCAACCAAGTCTTAGGTCGCTACGGTTGGTATCACTTATTCATGGAAGCCTGCGGTCGTGACATAACAAAACTTGACGCAATTACGGAAAAAAGCGCGTGGGAGATATTTACATATATGACTTACTTAATTGATTACAACTATGTCGAACGTTCAAAGCTACAACGCGCTCATCGATAGATTCAAGGCATTCGCCTCTGGACACTTTATATTAAAGACCTTTTCACACGGTCAAATAGATACGGCTGACCTTGAAAAGTTTACCGAATATCCGTTCATGCACGTCGTGCCGTCGAACGTTACTTACGCGAAAGGCATGAAGACTTTTAGTTTTCAGATTGTACTTGCGGATCTTCCACGCGACAAAGACGACAAGGTCGAGTTTCAACGTGAGGTGTTGTCCGACCTTCAACGAATAGCTGAAGACTTGGTTGCTGAGATAACGAACCACCGTGTTTTGTTTGGTGACTTAATCACAGTACAAAATGTCACACTCGAACCTTTCCTTGAAGAATTTCACAACACATTAACTGGTTGGACGATTAGTCTTGACCTGCTCGTTCCCTATTATTGGGACGCGTGTTCTATTCCTGCGGAGTGGAACGATATGTTCGAAAGTTCAACAGGTGGTACGGGTTCTATCTTGACGTTCATTGATTCAATAGTACGCGATGAGAACGGCAACGTTTCATTAGTCAACGATGAAGCAACACCAGCACCGAACTACTACTACGGAACTAACGACGAGGGTGTTCGCGGTTGGTACTTGACAACGGACAACATCGGGTTGACGTGTGAAACAATCGGAACGTGTCAAACGATTATCGACATTGAAGCGGCGATTGACGCACTCGAAGAAGAAATACTTTTGAAGGCTGACATTACAAGCATAAGCGCGGTTGGTTTCTCGAATGATTACAACGACCTTGACAACCTTCCAACCATACCAACGGCAACGAGTGACCTAACTAACGATAGTGGCTTCATAACGATAGGTGATGTTCCTGCTCAGGTGAATGCTGACTGGAACAGCGTTAGTGGAGTAAGTGAGATTCTTAACAAGCCAACTATCCCTGCTGCACAGATTCAATCCGATTGGACACAGGCAAACAACGTAGCGTTAGACTTCATCAAGAACAAACCAACAATTCCTGCGGCTCAAGTCAATTCCGATTGGAACGCTGTTAGCGGAGTGGCGGAGATATTAAACAAGCCAACTATAACGAGTGGAACGGTTACGAGTGTAGGTGTAACAGCAGGAACAGGAATAAGCGTAAGCGGTGGACCTATTACAAGTAGTGGCAGCATAACTGTAACTAACTCTGCTCCCGATCAGGTAGTGGCTTTAACGGCAGGAACGGGCATATCTACATCAGGCACCTATCCTAACTTTACTATTACCAACTCAGCACCTTCATCAGGTGGAACAGTTACAAGCGTAGCACTAACAATGCCTTCCGCATTTAGCGTGGCGAATAGTCCTGTTACAACTTCGGGAACATTAGCAGTTACAGGGGCAGGAACGGTATCGCAATATGTGAGAGGTGATGGCAGTCTTGCCAACTTCCCTTCGTCAACGGGCGGTGGTGCTTCATTAGCTTTTTACCTGAACGGATCAGTAGCGCAAGGTACATTTGGCGGTGTAGCTTTTAAGGAAATGGACAGGACTCCTGTTTTGGGAGCAGGAACAGATTTCACAATAAATGCTAACGGCTACATTCAAAGTTTTATCACAGATGCCAATGTGCCTAATCAATTAGAGATACCAGCAGGCAATTGGAACTTCGAAACATATTTTAGCGCATCGAGTAGCGGTGGTACACCTTCATTTTATGTGGAGCTATACAAATGGAACGGCACGACCTTATCATTGATAGCATCCAACTCAGCTACTCCCGAAGGCATAACTAACGGAACGGCAATAGATGCGTATTTCAGCGCGTTAGCAGTTCCACAAACAACGTTATCTGCAACGGATAGACTTGCAATAAGAATCTACGTTACACATTCAGGAAGGACGATTACGCTTCACACCGAGAACAGTCATCTTTGCGAAGTAATAACTACATTCTCAACGGGGTTAACTGCGTTGAATGGCTTAACGGCACAGGTGCAGAACTTCGCAACGGGAACAGCAGGGACTGACTTCGGTATTTCGTCTGCGACAAGTACGCACACGTTCAATTTACCAACAGCAAGCGCAGCGAATAGAGGTGCATTGAGTGCTGCGGATTGGACTACATTTAACGGAAAACAAGCAGCGTTAGTTAGTGGTACAAACATTAAGACAGTTAATTCTACTACATTACTTGGTAGCGGAGATATAGCGGTTCAAGCAACGCTTGTAAGCGGAACGAATATTAAGACTATCAATAGCACTTCGCTTTTAGGTAGTGGAGATATAACGGTTGGAACATTCACGCTACCTTCTCTCACAAGCGGAAGTGTTCTATTCAGCAATGGAACAACGATAGCGCAGGATAACACAGCGTTTAATTGGGACAATACAAACAAGCGTTTGAATCTTGTTAGTAGTGGAGATAACCTACTTAACCTAACACCACAAGCAAGTGGTAACGCTATTGTATTTAACAACAATAGTTACATTAAATGGGGAACAATTGGTTATACGAGAGGATTTTCAACAGCTACTACATTTGCTGTGTACAATTCTGCGTTTACTAATATTTTCAACATAGGTACTACTGCTGCTTGTTATGTAAATACAGGAAGTAATTTCCTCATCGGAACAACAACAGACGCAGGGTACAAGCTCGATGTGAATGGAACGGCAAGATTTACAGCACAAGTTACATTTCCCAACTCTTCAAATATAAATGCTTCGGGTAACTTAACTATAGGTTCTTTTTCACTTCATGGTGGATCGGGTTATGCTACTTTTGGAGGCAATGTAACACTACCAATAACAGGTTCTGCATTTACATCAACAAGTGGAACGCAAATAGGTTTGAATTATACAAGTAGTTTTGCTCCCACAAGCGGAACGGCAATTTATTCAGCTTTTTCTATTACTACTACTTTAAACCAAACAGGAGGGGCTAATGGAATCACTCGTGGATTGTATGTGAATCCAACGTTAACTGCTGTAGCTGATTATAGAGCAATTGAAGTAGCGAGTGGTATTACAATTTTAGGAGCAGCTACAACGGCTAAGGCATCGTTAAGAATACCAAGCGGAACAGCACCAACCTCACCTGTGAACGGTGATATTTGGTTTGACGGAACTAACATAAAAATGCAAATAGGAGGAGTAACAAAAACATTCACTTTATTATAATAACAATGGCTAAAATTCAACCCGTTATCTTTCCTTTAAACGCAGGAACAGCAACAGAAATGAGCGTGCTTATTCTTCAACACACAACAGATGCAACAACTTGCGGAACTTACTATGAATTAAAGACTGACGAAGGTGCAGTTCTAACGAATGGTAACTACACGCTAACCGAACAAGAGTTCGCAGCATGGGGAACAGACAACGAATACGTTGCTGAGTGCGTAGCGAAGGCAATAGGAGTAACAATAATAAAATAAGAATATGAACCTTACGGAAGAACACTTAAAGCAATTAGATGCTTTCATTCAAGAAATGCCTGTCAAATTTGGCTTACCATTGATTCAGTTTTTCAACAAGATAAAAGAGGAATCAGAAGCAGACAATGGCTAACGAACAGAGCGCACCAAACTTCTTCGCTGTCGTTAACGACATGGCTAAACGCTTTGTCGAATTGATGCAGTCCGACTATCGCATGAAGCGAAAGGTAGGACGCAACTTCACGAATGCGGTAGCAAGTGGTACGCTAGAAAAGTCTTTGAAATACAGACTAAAAATAAAAGGCAAGAACATAAACGTTAGCATTTACGCAAAAGGCAAAGCGTCGCAGTATTTCTTAGCTCGTGAGAACGGAAGAAGACCAGGAGCGACACCGCCACCTGTGAGCGCGATTTTAGACTGGATGAGAATTAAACCAATAAAACTACGCGACAAAGAAAGCGGTAAATTTCAGAAGCCAACAGAAGCATTGAAAAGACAAGTTGCTTTCTTAATTGCTCGCAAGATAGGACGTGATGGAATCAAAGGTTGGAAGGCGTTTGACTACGCATACGAAAACATTTGGGATGAATATGAAGCGAAGATTTTTGAAGCATTTGGAAAAGACTTTGGAGCAAATTTAGATAACGAATTAAACGACATATAAAATATGGCAATTACAATAGACGACCAACCATACCAATACACTCCAGTCGGACAACGATTGATGCTCGTTGCATCTTCGACTAACGTAGCTAACGCAGGCTTTCGTTTCGTGTTCGACTTCGGCTCTTTCCAAGTCAACGTACAACCTAACGCAAGTAGTAAGGGAATCTTAGACCTCGCACCTATATTTCGTGAATCGTTGCAACACGACGCGTCACTTTTGACAAGTACAAACACAACGGAAACTTCAAGTGTTGCTTTTATTTCTTGCACGATAAAAGAAGGTTGGTTGGTTGACGGAGTGTTCACAGTAAGCGGTAGCGGAATGGCTGACATCGACGATGTATTTGCTTTCCTTGCTGAATATCAAGTAAGCGACGGGTATAAGCCCGATCCGAATGGACGCTATGCTTTAAGTGGCGCAAATAGATATGTATTGAGTGAGCGAACATACAACACGCACAAATGGATTGAAGCGTCAGCGCGCGGTCTTTCTAACGATTGGGTTTATATTCCAACGCGATTAGCTGACTACGGAATTATGTACACACCTTCAGCAACGGCATTGCTTGCATCTAACGATTTTGACATTGCAGTTTTTTCAACGTACGACAATAATAACGCTTTGATTGACACGGTAAAAGTTGAATTGAGTGATGAAAATAATATAGTCAATGTCATTGGTGCTAATCCAATGAATTTGATTTCAGGTGGTTTAGATTTCACAAATGTCAAATACTACACTATACAAATTGGAAAAGTTATTGAATTTCCTATTTACACACCTTCTTCAAACGTGTATTGTTTTTACATTATTCCTGACGATTGTCGCTTTGACAATGTGCGTTTGGGTTGGACGAACACTTGTGGCGGTGTAGATTACTTCAACTTCACGAAGAAAAGTGAATTGTCGTTCAACTACGATCGTAAGCAATATCAAAAAGTAGTTGGAACATACAACGAATCGACGTTCGGTTTCAACACGTTTGACAGAGGTGCAACCGACCGCTACGTCACAACAACGAAAGGGCTACAAATAAACAGCGACTGGGTGTCGATTGGTGAGTTCAACTTACTTCAAACGCTTTGTCGTTCCAACGACGTGTACATAATCAACGACGACGGAACGCAAACGCCTGTATTGGTCGACACGCAGAATTTTGTTATTAAGGACGAACGCTATTCTAAATTATACAACGTTACTTTGAATCTTAAATACTCACAACCTGTTGGCTTATGATGAATCAAGTAATACTAACGCTAACGGATAGCAACGGCAATAGCGCGATTCTCGACCTTTACGAGAACGAGAAGATGCACTTGAACTACAAGTTCACGGACATTACCGACTTCGCTTCTGTGGGCAATTACTCGCAGGAATTTCGTGTTCCTGCAAGTGCGACAAATGTAGATTTCTTCGGTGCTATTTTCAACGTGAATTTCGACGGTTGGTTTGACTTTCGCAAGAAGGTCGACGCAGTGTTGACGGTGAACACTATCCCCATTGCAAGCGGTCACATTCAGGTCAAGAAGTTGTACTGGCAAACAGGCAAGTTGTTCGAATTTGAGATTGTATTCTTTGGTGAAGTGCCAAACCTTGCACGACTACTCAACGAGAAAAAGTTAAAAGATATTAACAGCATTATTTTAGGCGACCTTGACTACGATTTACTTCATGAATATGTTGAGACACCACCCAACGAACACACGATTTTAACGCTATGCGATAAATGGAATTTGACTGCAAGTAATCCAGAAGGACAACCCATTTATTGGAACGATGCTTTAGCGTTGCGCGTTGGTCAATTGACGCCCGCTGTTAAGGCTCAATACTTGTTCGACCAAATAATGAACGATGCAGGTTTGCAATACACAAGCGACAATTTAGCGGACTGTTTGGATAACGTTTACGTTCCTTTCGTGAATGGGCAGTATTTGAATAGTTCGTTAGGGTTGAATGACTTTGCAAGTAAACTAGCTTTGTCAACAAACCTTAACAATATAGCATTTGCAAACAACGATAAATTTTATAATATATATCCAAGTTTTACTGAATACGAAGATGCAGGTAATGATTGGAGTAGTGGAATTTATACCGCTCCATTTACAGGAGAATTTACTTTCAAATGCTGGATGAATGGACAAGCTATTTCAACAGGCGGAACAAATATAAGTGTTGTATTATTTGGTTTTGTTGCAAAGATTAACGATGTATTTTTTACAGAACAAGACACTATTATTTACTCATTAGGAAATAGCACAACAAACGACTTAAGCACAACAGGAAATATAACGCTTTCTTTAGTTCAAGGGGACGAAGTGAAATTCATATTTGCAGCTGAACCATTTACAACAGGAAATGGAACAATGGAAATTGATTTTATAGGTAACGGAGCAAATGACTACACAGGAACAGGTGTTGAATTGGTAAGCGTTGGAACAGCATTGACAGGCGATACCGTATTAATGGAGTTCAATGCTCCAGACATGAAGCAAATTGATTTCATGACATCAATTCAAAAGATGTTCAACCTCGTTTTTGTAGCTGACAAGACGCTTCCAAACACGCTTCGAATAGAACCAATGGTCGAGTATATCGCAAGTGGTAATACTCTCGATTGGTCGCAGAAACTCGACTTGTCGAAAGACATTATGTATTCACCAACAACCGACCTACAAAAGGCGAAGTTTACGTTTACATACGCAGAAGATGGCGACTACTTCAACGGAATATACAAAGACAATGGACGCATCTACGGACGTTATCAAGTAACAGAAAGCGACTTTGAAGTAATTAACGAGTTCGCAACAGGTGAAGAAAAGGTTGAGTTGGCGTTTGCGTCTACACCTTCCGCACCTGTCGAAAATACAGACGTTGTTGTACCTCGTTTTATCAATTCTGAAGGTAAATTTGTGCAACCGAAGCCACGCATTCTTTACTACTTCGCAGACTTCTTTGTAAGCATTTGGAACGAGGCGACAAGTAGCGTTCAAACAACAGCGGTTAAGTGTTTGAATAACTACTCGACGATGAACGCAACGGTAAGCGACAAAGATTTAAACTTTGCTCCCGAAATACCACCGCACACAATCATTGCGAACCCATACAACAACCTTTACAATCGTTGGTGGAGAAACTACTACCGCGAACTATTCGACGGACAAGCGCGCATTTTAGAAGGAATGTTCGCACTTACTTTGAACGACATATTCACGTTTCAATTTAGCGACAAAATATGGATAATCGATTCTTGGTGGAGAGTTCTTGAAATCAATGGCTACGTCGTAGGTGAACAAGACATGACAAGCGTTAAACTTATTCGTATTCTCGACATTGACAATGGCTGCGAACTTCGACCTGTGTCAGCTAACTTAGACCAAACATTAAATTGGGAAACACCGAATGGAGATCCTGCGGTAATAACGCAAGAATGTTGTTTGCGTTTTGGCTACAACTGGAATAGTGCAAAGAACAACTGCTATTCACAACCAAACGGGGGCACACGTTCCTTCATAACACAACAACCACCTTCGTTAGCACCAACGCGATTTGGCGCACCAGTGAACTTCGCGGCTTCAACAACGCAACCGTTGAAAACAATTACAACCGACTACGTTATAACAAATGCAGACCGCGTTGTAATAGCTGACGAAACAGCGGGTAACGTAACAATTTATTTGCCTTCAGCAACTACGACAATAGGTCGTGAAATGATTATCCAAAATAAGACTGGAGTAAACGATGTAATCATAACGCCATACACGGGTGAATATATCAATGGTAGTCTTTCTTTAGTATTAACAAACGCGCGACAAACAGTAACATTAATTTCCGATGGAACAGACTTCACAACAACAACTGCAAAATAAAGCAACGGCAATGGTCGCTTGTTTAGAGTTAATAAAACTAAACATCAAGAGCAATAGCAAAGAAGGACTAATCGCGCAAGGTTCGCGTAAGCTAAAAATATGGAAGCATTATGTATGGAAAGCATTTTACATTTCGGCAAATATTTCGTTTTGGATATTTGTATTATATAACCTATTCACATAATGGCAACGAAAGAATTTAACATATCGAGCAACGCGGTAACGGTCTTGAACCAAACCGCTGGCGCCGCAGAAAATACAACAAAAGCATTTTCAAGCGCGAAGGCTGAATTGCGCGCGTTACAACAACAGTTGTTGACAATGGATCAGAGCAGCGACGCCTTTAAAAAAGCGTCCGCTCGTGCTGCCGAATTGAAGGATAATATCGGCGACCTTTCCGCAGAGATTAACGCCAACGCGGGTAACGCATTTGAAGGTCTTTCGAATAACGTTGGTTTGTTCGGCACTCGTCTTATGTCGCTCGACTTAAAGGGAGCAGGACAAGCGTTGAAAGGAATGGGTAGTGCTGTTGGAAAGATTGATTTTAAGACGCTTAAAGATGAAGTTGGTGGGTTGGCGAAGGGATTAGTTGACTTGGGTGTTTCGGTTGTTTCAAATCCATTCTTTTTAGCAGGTACTTTAATCGTTGGATTGATTGCCTACTGGAGTGAATTGCAGGGCGCGATTGAAACTTATACGTTCACTTATGAAGATGCGATGAATCGCATGAATAGCAGCAATGCTATGCAAACGGCAACAAAAGACGTAGCTATTCAAACAGCGCAAATTGAATTATTAACACGCACAGTTAACGACCATTCCAAAAGCGAAGAAGATAGAAAGAAAGCACTTGAAAAAGTCAACACTGCGTTAGAAGCAAATGGAATTGCAGCTATTAACGATATCAACGCAACGGGACAAGTGATAGTCGCTAAAGATGCTTTGATTAAAAAGCTACAACAAGAAGCAAAAGTGCGTGGTAAGTTAGCGTATCTTGAAGAATTGTACGCTAAACAAGTGAAGTTGCAGGCAGGTGTTGGTACAACAACAAAACTTTCCGCTGCAAACAAAATGATTACAGATCAACTTGGAGAGGTAGGTAAATTCATGCAGACGACAAACGACTTTCTGACAAGTGGTATGGGTACAACCGTAACCGACTTGGAGAATATCAAAAAGGAAATTGAATTTATTACTGAAAGTGTTTATAACGACCAAGAAGCATTAAACGCATTACAGATTACAGGGTTAACAAATAGTGATGCTAACGATGCAAAAGCTAGAAAAGATGCAGCAGCAAAAGCCGAAGAAGAAAGAAAAAGAAAACGAACTGAAGCGCAAAAAGCACAAGAACAACTTCTTGAAGATAACGCAGTTCGTGCCGCAAAAGAACTAAAAATTGAAAAGGAACTTGCAGATGCGAAAATAAAACTAGAACAGGAATTAGTTAGAGCGAAATTAAGCGAAAAAGAAAAGGAACTTTACGATTTAGACCAAAAGAAAATAAAAGAAATTCAAACTTGGGAAGGTTCGGAAGAAGACATCTTGTTAATTGTCGAAAAATATAGACTTGCTCAAATTGATATAAATAAAAAATACGATGATTTAGAACTTCAACAAAAGAAAGAAGCAGACGAAAAGAAAAAGGCTCAAGATGAAAAAGCAGCGGCTGACGCTAAAGATGCTCAAGACAAACTAAATGAAAAGAACGCAATAGCAGCGGCAAAAGAACTCACCGAACTAAAAAAAGCAGAAGACGCGAAAGCAGGATTGCGCGTTGACGCAATGAAAACTTCATTGTCAATTATTAGTGATTTAGCAGGAGCTTTTGCAGGGAAGTCAGAAGCACAACAAAAGAAAGCATTTGAAATTCAAAAAGGAGTAAGCATTGCAACGGCTACAATAGATACATACTTAGCAGCACAAGGAGCATATCGTTCGCAAATGGCAATACTTACACCAGACGCGCCCGTTCGCGCAGCAGTAGCCGCAGGAATAGCAATTGCTTCAGGTCTTGCGCGTGTGGCTATCATAAGCAAACAACAATTTAAAGGTAGCGGTGGTGCGCCAAGTGGCGGCGGTGGTGGCGGAAGCATACCAAACGGAGGTGGTACTGAAGCTCCTTCACCTGCGAACTTCGCCTTCTTGCAGAACCAACCCAACCAACAACCACCACTTCAGGCGTACGTTGTTGGAACGCAAGTGTCGAGCAACTTAGAAGCGCAACAATTAATTCAAAACCAATCTCGCTTAGGCGGTTAAAAAAAACAATATGAAAAAAATTAAAGTAATTGAATACGGAATAGATGACACGGGACTACTCGGAGTGTTCGCAATCTCAGTTGTAGAGCAACCTGCAATAGGTGTTTCGTTTATTGCGCTTTCAGAACAACACAGCGTGAAGTTCAAAGAAGATTTTAGAGGTCTTTTGTACGGTGCTTTGCTTATTCCCGACCAACTGATTTACAGACGCGATGACAACACAAACGAAGAATACTATGTAAAGTATTCGAAGGACACGATTCGCGCCATTGCTTACAATTACTTAAAGCAATCAAATCAAAACAATGCAACAGTTGAACACGCGAAAGTTGTTGACGGTGTGTCGTTGGTTGAAACATGGATAATCGAAGGCGAACACGATAAGTCAAAGAACTTCGGTTTTGATCTTCCTGAAGGAACGTGGTTTGGCTGCATGAAAGTCGAGAATGAAGAAGTAAAACAACAGATACAAAACAAAGAAGTGTTGGGTTTCTCAATAGAAGGAAAATTCGCAGTAGAAAAAGAAATGTACATGAGTAAGCACGATGAATTTGCTGCCATTCTTGACGAAATAAACGAACTTCTAAAAGGTGAGTAATGAACATCGAAACAGGTGGGTTCTTAAAGTTGGAGTTGTTCAACGACGACGCTAACCTGTTTCTTCTTGCACTAACTAAGATTACAAAGGAAAGTGCTGCAATGGGTTTTAAGACGTATGGGTTGAATGAACAGGAAGTGAAGGTACTGAATGACATTCTCGAAAATTTAGGATAAAAAAAACGGGGGTAACTACTCCCCCGTTCAAACCTAAAATCAAAATCAACTAATGAAAAGTCGAATTGTGAAACAAATATACGTTCTTTTCTATTTAGGTACTAAACATTTAATAAACACTTATATGAATTTACGAGAAAAAGTAAACGCTCTTTTCGCTAAACACAATGTAAGCCTATCTGCTGAAGAAGTAGTTGAGGTGAAACAGATGGTTGAAGCGATACTACAAGACGGAACAAGTATCTACTCAGACAGCGACGCGTGGGCGGTTGGTGTTCGTGCATTCGCTAAAGACATGGACGGCAACGAGGTTGCGTT